CACGCCTCATCCAGAAAAGCCTCCCGGATAAACACCTGTCCGCCCTTCATGTACATGAATAAATCCATCGATTTATTCACCGGGTTATAAAATGCAAACTGCTGCGCATTAAACCCGATCAGCGTGTTCACCTCCCCGCCTTTCAGTTCGGCCCCGATTACCATGCCGGCGGAATAGTCCTCACCCTCATAACGGATCCGGACTTTCATATCGTGGACCACCGATGCCTGACCAGATGCCATATCCCACTGTGCGCGGATGGAGTTCTGCGCCAGCGCCAGACCGTCTTCAGCTTTAACCTGTACCGCGTCCAGTTTCTCTGCAAGTGCAGTTGTTTCCGTGACCATGTAGTTGCGGACTTCGATAATTTCTGCTTTCATCGCGCCGTTTTCACGCTGCCAGTAATTCCACTGGCCGTAAGCGTTGTTGGCGTTGTTGATGATGGCCTCAAAGTTATCATCCGCCTGCGACTGCAGGTCTTTGATGATGGCTGAGTCTTCGAGCTCTTTTTGTACAACATCCAGAATTTCCTGCGTGTTATTATTGGCCTGTCCTTTTTCCTCCACAAAATACGATTTCCCGTATTCATTAATACTGCGAACATAAAACCAGTAATCATGCCCCGGTTTTAACTGCCCCTTTGACCATACTTTTGCTCTGCCAAGGAATTCAGCCTCCTGTTCAATGTTGTTAATGTTGGTGATTCTCTGCTCACCGGAAAACCAAAATTCAAACTCGGTATTCAGTGTGTGCGGGGCACTGATATGTGGTATCAATTTCACTTCAAAGAAGCCTGATTCAACCCTGATAAACGAAGGGGCCGCTGGCGCACCAATAACCATCAGCACTTTCGACTCGCTTCCCAGCATTCCATTTTTATCTTTGCCGCGTACACCAACCAGATATTCCCCAGCGGCCAATCCGTTGAAATAATATTCAAGATCAGACGTTTCGCCGGTAAGGACAACCTTGTCATTTTTATAAACAGAGACAACGTAAGTAAGATTTCGGTTAACTGTTGTTGTGGCCCACATAGCTCTCGCCTGCACCTGAGAGCTGTCATTGATATAGGCTACTGAAAGTCGCTCAATGTCAGGAATCCTGACCGTATTTTGTGTCGATGGATTGCCGGTGAAATCGACGCCATCGTCAACAATGCGCTCTTTTTGTGGTTCGTGAAGAATGCAGTTAAACTGATAGTTACCGTCTTTATCTTCAGTAATAGTCAGAACCCGGAACATTCGTGTAATCAGCGTGTTTTTCGATACAGAAAACACACCGAATTTTTGCAGTCCGGCTGGTTCGCTCTTCAGGATAACAATGTCGCCATCTACTGATGATATTTCTGTTCTGATGAACTTCCCGCTGCCGCCAAGGTAGGCAAAATATCCCTTATCACCAGAAGACCATTTTATAGGTGCATCTGTTTTTACTCTGCTGCCAACAACATCTAAAACCCGACCACCGACTTTTGAACCCGCAAATGAATCATCAGCCACTTCAATGATGTCACCCGGAAGACAGTTAATACCCTCCCTGAAAGTTGAGAATGTTACACTTTCAGTCTCAAGCTTTTCTGTTTCCAGAATCCATTTACCGACACGATGGGCCTGCCCCCGGCTGGTACAACCGAAAGCTGTTACTTTCTTAACATTAAGCCCGCCAAGTCTGATGATAAGCCCGTCATCCTGTATGAATTCTCTCTCTTCCTGCCAGCCGTTATCCGGATTAATCCATGAAACCTCTATTGCGTTGTGTCTTGCACTTTTAGCTGTTGATGTATAGCTGAATTTTCCGTCGATAACATTTGAATTTGTGTATGTCCATTCAGGATCTGCTGCTCTGTCCTGAAAACAGGTTAACTGCAACCCGTCCCATAAAGGCATACCGCGAAATACAGATGCTAAATCATCAATAACATCTTTCGCTTTTCGCTGTGAGGTAATATAGGCATTGAAAGTGAATCGCGGCTCTTTGCCACCGAATCCATCTGAAACCATTTCATCGCAATACCTGGCTATCGCATATAAAGCAAACCGGTCACAACCAAAGCTCCCCATCATGGAGCCAATCCCGTAGCGCTCATTGGTCACCAGATCGTAAAAAATCCATGCGGGATTGTCCGTCCATGCAGGCTTAAACCTTCCCGTCCATATACCGTTATAGCTGCGTGTTTCCGGGTCATAATTATCCGGAACCTGAACAATCAGTCCTTTGATATGATATGTACGGTTAGGAGTATCGCCGTACTGAGATTTATCAATGCGCATACCAACCACAGCGGAGTTTGGGTATGAGAATTTAGCATCTGTGATTTCTGTATAGCTGGCCCACACCGTCCCATTTTTGAGAAGGTCACTTTTACTATCCTCAGTGAGGCGGGATACTCTTATCTGAAACGGCTTTTGTTTTGGCGCATTAATAATATGCGATTCAAGGTACTGCCCGCTTATCTTCCCAGGGCCTATTGTAATTTCTTTCTCTGTCATCCATCCGCTGCCTGCATTAATTTCGACGAGCATCTGAACAGAAGTATTTTCCTGATTACCTTTATCATCCTGTTTCACCAGCGCAGAAACACCCAACGTAAAGCGGATGCGGTCAACCTCCTGATCAGATACCGCACGCAGTATCGGCGTTTCTTTTTTCACTTCCACGTTCACAGGTATTTCTTTTTCTACAAACGGGAAGCCATCAAGCGGGGACTGAGACTGCGTGCCAGATTTCCACTGAACCTCAACCCCGCGAATATTCGGATTACCCTGTTTATCGACTACCGGCGTTCCGTTCAACATGAATCCCTGCATTCCGCCAACCGGCCCTTCAACAGGACCCTCTGACACCAAATCAATAACATTCAGGAATTGCTTATTTTTCAGATTGTCATCAACCAGTCTTGGTGTGCTTCCACCGCCGCCGCCTTTGCCCATTTATTCTGTCTCCAACCCCTGTGAAATAACATTTGAACCAACAACCATTTCTCCATAGCAAAGCGGGACAGGGTATCCCTGACCTATTCTGTTAGAGAGAGAACTGAAATACTGGTTACTTTCAGAATTACTTTCGCTGAAGTTAGGTGCCCCCGGTGTTCTGGTAAGCATGGTCGCCACCCCTGCTGCCGCTATCCCGACACCGGCAGCAAACATAGCTGTCGATGTCATCGTCGCCAGAAAACCACCGGGAATAAAGAATGACCCGGCAATAAGCGCCGCTCCGCCGATAATTCCGAGGAAGCCGCCTGATTTTGCACCACCGATAACCGGTACTATCGTGACAACATCACCTTCATTGAGCGGTGTATTTAATCCGGTCGCGATGCTGCTCTCTGTCATATCACGACCGGCAACGCGCACCCTGAACTGACCACTGTTTATTTCCCGTTTTAATCCGTCAATCTGATAACACAGGCATCTTAATGCCTCACCTGCACTGCTGACCTCTAATTCAAACCGACGTCCATATCGGCGTAAATAGCCTGCAAACTGTAGTCTGACCACTGTTTGTGTCTCCATATGCTGTGTGTGAATTTAAACCAGTAACCACCGTAAATATCTCGCTTGCTCAAACGGTCAGGGCGGTGGTGAAGAATCTCCTGATTACCGATATATAGCGCTGCATGACAAGGTTTTGATGTACCCAGGCAGATAAGAATAACGTCCCCCTCCTGTATCTCATCAACCTGGTGAAAACCTTGCCTGCTGATGTTATCCAGATACAAATTGTCACCGGTGTACCACCAGTTATCTCGCCGATCAAAGTCATCAAGACCGATACCGCACAAATGGTAAGCATCCCGGATAATGCTGTAGCAATCCTGAACGCCGTGATTAAACTCGCGCCCCAGCAGGCGCGGAACCGGATTAAATTTAAGCAACCGGTCATCACAAACCAGCCACCACGGCAGTCCGGTTTTAACCTGCATGCCTCTGTCGCCGGCACTTAAGAATGGCAGTCCGCCAGGGTGGCTGTGCACGACAACTTGCACTTCTGCATGACTCTCCGCCCTCAGCCATTCCTCCGTGCTGATTTCAAAATAATTTTCCGGGTCAGGGTGAATATTGGTACACGGGAAATAAATCCCTCCTGAAACCAATCCGCACGACTCCTTCACGCCTTCCGCTTTTGCGTGTGCGATAATGTCACCTTCAATCATGGATTAACCTAGTTTGTTGGAACCGAGAAACCCGCCAAACGGCAATACTGATGAGTGGCGAAGTTTGCAGCCACGGTACTTATGAGAGCATTGATCTTTTGTCGGGTCATTGGTTGGCTGATCTTTTTCATCTGCAACCGGAGGGCCGTCATACCCGCAATCCTGTCCACGATACCGCCACGGGCAGATATCAGCCTGAATAACCCTGGCGGGTATCTGCGCGTTATCGGTTTCTGTCGGCAGCGCAAGTACATATGTAACGAAATCTGAGTCAGAATTTTCACGTTGCTCAATGACAAATTTCTGTACAGCCTCCCGGGACGGATCTGCCTGATTGTTTCCATCCGGAAAATTTACTGCATCAAGATATTGCTCCATAACCTGCCGTCTGATAACGATTGCCCCCAGCGCATCGTCATAATCGTTATTGATTGCAGTCAGCAACCCGTCAATATTGGCGAATGTCATTTTCGGCCTTGCTGATGCCCCCTGCGCTGTCACGCTGAAACCAGTTACCTGAACCGGATACGGGTCATATCGATTACCCTGCCAAATAACCGGTTTCAACAAGCCGTTCATTCCGTCATGGAAACGGTATATATTCCCGCCGAAGCGACTTAAATCCACTTCATACAAATTAAGCATTGCTGATTGTTCAATCTGAGTAACCGCAATCCGCATATCTGATGGGATATCTCTCACGCAACCACCTCCTCAAACACACAATCAATCTGCCAGACAGCCTGCTTTCTGGTTACCTGCCAGTTACGGCACACAAATGTCCGCAGGGTTCTGTCATCCCCTGTCAGCCACAGGAATGATTCGACGGCACCGTGCTTACTGAGAAAGTTATCTATTTCACGCCCGGCTGAAACCGGTTTTATGAATGCCAGGTTATATGTTTTAAGGTGATTATTGATTCCGTCTTTGGCTCTCTGCTCGTAGCCATTGCCGAATTTCGCGACCCTGACCTTCGGTTCATTATTAATTTGGTAGGCATCTTCAGGACGCCATTTAAACTCTTCCATTTATCTGTTCCATTAAAAAAGCCACCATACTGGTGGCTGTTAATAGCGCTGATTACCTTGTATTGCACCGCTCCTGATCTCTGTCATCAGGATGTCATAAACAGTACCTTTAACCATCCCGGTTATCATTGTTACTTCCTTCTGTGTTATGCCATTGGGAGCCTGAACCTGAAAATTGAAATGCATATCCCCCATACTGATACCGCCTCCACCACCCATCTGCCGGTTACTGATAACTTTTCCGCTGTCACCTGGTATCATGTACTGATGCCCGTTCGATGCCTTGAATATTTCAGGCTGGCCATTCTCACCAACGCGGTACATTTTGTTGGCGTCAACGGGGCCGCCGTTGTAACGGGCACCGGCGATAGCTATCATTGCCGGAATGGCGGATGACATGGCCATCATCCCCCATGTAGCTGCTGACCCCATTGTTGCAATGCTGGTTGTTGCGGCAGCGGGTGCCATTGCGGAATTTATTGCAGAGCCTGTTACCGTGGCGTCAGCTATAGCCTGAGCACTTGATGCCTTACGCATGGCGTTCTCAGTAACCATATTTTTAATCTGCTGCATCCCCATCTGAACGAGCGCCCCAACAGCCTCATCAATAATGGTTGACGCTACATTACGAAATGCATCATTAAGGTTCTGTGTGCCGGTAACAAGCCCTGTCAGTACGTTGGATGAGCGTTGGCCTAGTGCATCCAGCCCATCAGCCAGGAATTGATTGGCCTGACTCTGATTACGCCAGATTTCCCACTGAGCATTAAGCCTTGCATCCTCATACTCAGTATTTGCAGCATTCATTAATTCAAGGCTTTGTTGCGCCGTAATAACTTTCTGATTCTCAAAATCCTTAATCAGTGCCAGTTTCTGAGCATGCTCATTTGCCAGCGCCTGAACCGGATCAACCTGTGCCGCCATTTCCTGAACGGGGGAGACAGTTGATTTCGCATTTATTTCCGCTGTTTTTCTGGCGTGTTCCGCTTTTAGCTCAATGCTGCGTTTTTGATACTGCTCCTCAGTGATGAGGCCACCTTTCAGTTGTCGCTCAAGTTGCTCCTGAGCCAGTTTCATATCCTGATCGGCTTTCACCCTAGGATTCTGCTCAAAGGCATCTTTCCGGTCTTTTATCTTCTGAGTGAGGTCGTACTCCTTGCCGGCAAGTTCAGTTATTTCGGCTATCTGTGCTGCATTAGCCTTTGCCCCAAGCTTCTGCACTGCCTCAAGGATTGCTGCCTCACGGGAAAGCCCTTTAGTTTCCAACTCTGCAACCTTCGTCGCATTAGCCAGGTCAGTTATCTTCTGTTTGAGCTTTTCGGCTTCTGTGGCTTCTTTTGCTGCTGCGCTGGCTGCTGCTTTCGATGTACGAACTGTTTCCTTTTTGGCATCAGCAAGATCATAACTTCTGGCTGCTTCATTCTCTATTTGCTGCATTTGAGTCGAGTCAGCCTTAACTCCTGCTTCTTCAGCTTTCTGCTTTGCGGTGGCGATAGCCCTCTGACGATCATCTGTTATTGCCAGGAGCTCATTTTGCTTGCGAAGATTTTCCAGTAACTTATCGCCATCCTGACTGCGCTCAACAGTCAATGATGTTGCGTTAAATCTCTGCTTTGCCCTTGTGGCGTCTTCAAGGTTTAACCCGTACGCTTTAAGGGCCGCGCTGGCATTCGGCAACACAGAGCCGGATTGAGCCTTGAGGAGATCAGCGCCTTGCAGTAATTCACCGTTGAGCTTCGCCTGCATCAGCCCTGTTGAGTTTAATGTACGCGAATACTCAGTTGTTTTTGTATCTAATTCAGCCTGCTTTATCTTTATTTCATTGAGTATTTTGGCTCTGTCACTTTCCGCCCCGGCAAGGCTGTAGTTCCTTTCACCTGCTTTTTTGTACCTCTCATTCAGGCTGTCTATTTCGCTGCCAAGCTCTTTAATTTCATCTTTTTGAGTAGACATATGCTGGGTGGCTTTCGCTATCATTCCCTCAAGCTGGACGCGGTTCATGCTCTGCATTTTTTCCGTCAGTCCCTCAAGCTCATCAGCAAACTTTGATGCCTCCTGTCTGGCCTCTTCCGTTTTCTGGAAAAAGTAATAAACCGCAGCACCTGCCAACATGGCGGCACCTGCCGGTCCACCTATCGGTGCAAGCAACCAGTTCATGGCTTTCAGTGCATTAGCCATCGTCAAACCAGTAGCGGCCACCCTAGCCTGAGATGCGCTCAGTGTATTGTTAGCCTGCGCTGCAATGATGGCTGCATTGCTGTACGCCGTTTTCAACCTTGTAACGTTAGCCAGCGCTGTGGCCTCTGCCGCCGACCCTCTGGCGACCTGATATTCTGCCCTGGCAAGATTTAGCGCTGACATTGCCGCGTCTCTGTCTGCCACTGTTTTTCTAACAAGCACAGCTGCCGCGTCACGTTCAGCTACTGCCGCCTGTCTTGATGCGGACGCACCAGCCATTGTGTCGCGAGCTTTTTTAACTTGCGCAGCACCAGCCAGAGCCAGTGCACCGGCGTACCTTGAACCAATAACCCCGGCGGCAATAACCAGAATATTTGTCAGAGAATCAAGGTTTTCACTTACCACCACCACTGAGTCATTAAACCCGCCGATGAACGACTGAACAGTCGATGAGTTACCGAAAAACTTAGTGATGTTATTACCAGCCTCCTGTAATGCCTGAGACATGGTCTGAGTAGTTTTCGAAAACTCCTCACCAATGGCTGCGCCCTGCGACAAAAGTCCGTTAACTACCACGTCAGTGGTCAGCTTTCCTTCTGCGGCCATTGCGCGTAACTGTCCGATGCTGACACCCATCGAATCAGCGAGAGCGATCATCAACCGACTTCCCTGCTCGGAAACTGAGTTAAATTCCTCGCCGCGCAGCACGCCGGACGCAATACCTTGCGACAACTGAATGATGGCATTTTCAGCTTCCTGAGCGGTGGCACCGGAAACAATGAAGCCCTGGTTAATAATGGTTGTCAGCTTTGCCAGATCTTCCGCTGATGTGTTGTACTGTCGTGTTCCGCGCTCAAGTCTGGCGTACAATGTCGCTGTGGCGTCAAGGCTTGACCGGGTATCCTGAGAGATATTGAATACACGTTCAGTCACTTCAACTAACGATTCGCTGGCACGGACAGAGTTCGATAGCTTGTTGTTGAGAACCGTCCAGGCTTCGGCATAACTTGTAACTGCTGACACCGATAAGTAAGCAGTCAGTGATGCTGCAACGCGTGATAACGAGGCCATTGAGCGCTCAGTGCCATTGACGGCGGTCGTTGTGCGGTTAAATCCGCCCTCCATGCTCCGCAGCCGCTGATCCAGTTGGCGCTGAGATGTCAGCAATTGAGCAACATCCATCTGTACCTGATATACGATTTCGCCTACTTGTGCCATTTACCGGCTCCTTAAAATGAAAAACCCCGCCGGCTGGCAGGGTTTGTGACTATCTTGATTACCTATTTTATATAATTACTATAGATATTATTTAGCAGTTGAAACGCATCATTGAAATAATCTAAATTAACATCATTATCTATTGGTGTATCATAAGGCCACTCAGTATATCTGGTTGCCATTGAGTCATTTTTTAATGCCGCATTAATGATATTTTTTGATGCTGTCTTACTGAAATTGCCATTATCGCCAGTCGTGAACGGTTTACCTTTCCCAATTCTAACTTGCACGCTTCGTCCAGGGAAATGATCCTTTCCTACCAAAACAGTGTATCCACCACTATCTTTGAATATATAAAAGCCACCTTGGTACATATAACACTCGACTTTATCATTCATCTTGTCTTTTTCGCATGCATAATGCCAAGACGCTTTGTCGCTATAATCACCACCTATACTTCCAGAACCATCAGAGTGGTAAACAGAAACATCTATGTTATTTACTTTGGCTTTTTCAACTATCATTACTGACATTTTATTGTCACGATGAATGTCAGTTGTTGCAGTACAAACCCTTGAGCTATTGGGTAAAATTCTTTTTTTTGAAAAAATAGTTTTTCCAGCAACTAATTTTGTTTTATCACCAAAACTAAAAGTTGAGTCTTCATAATCATCACACTCCATCCCCGATGTTACTGGGCTGTTTTTTATCCAATCTGTGTTTTTCTTTTCTGTTTCCACTGATTTTGTACTAGTGCCATACCAGCTATCACACTTATCCCATTGGTGAAGCACTTTTTTATCTTTATTTATAATTGTGAAATTTGACCTATCTTCACTCATGGTGAAAATTAGCTCACCATCTTCTGAGATTAAAACTCCGTTATCTTTTTTTGTTAACACTGGCGATTCAATGAATCCAATGCGGCTAAACATCGTTGTGGCGAATTGATTATTAGATGAGTAAATACTATCTGCGGTAATTCCAGCGGTAAATTTAGCATCTCCATCGACAATATTCGCAACTGCATATTGGCAATTTAACGTATCTCCAATGAATGATGCGCTTTTAACTTTTGGCATGCACCCTGAAACCATCACAATAGCAGTAAAAATAAACGCGCCAACAATTATCTTCTTCACATCCCCACCCTCAATAATTAGTTTCCCTCATGTTAATCATCTGGTGGTGCAAAGGAAAGCAAAAAGCCTCAGTTAAGAGTCGCCGTGTGATCTGAATTAGAAGGCCGTCCGTGGCCTGTGGGTGTTTAAGCTACCTGCTTACCATGAATGATATGGCGAAGTGCCTTAATGCCTTCATCGTTGTAGCGGAACGCCTCAACCTGTTTTGCAGAGTGTGCCGATTTGTCGAGGAAGAATTTGCCGAACTCATCAGTTTTCAGCTCGTGTTTGTTGGCAATTCGGCCTATCTTATTCGCTGACACTTCCAGCATCTCACCAACTTCACCGGCGGTATAATATTTCTGCTCAAGAACCGGCAGGGGTACCGCCTCAAACCCGACGATTGGATTAACGATATTTGCCGCCGCACACTGTTTTGCTTCGGGGCTGAGATTTGGCATCATGTCAAACAGGTTGCCGATCGCATCCACTGACATTTTCAGTGTCCGCGCCTGACGGTATTCCGGAAGTCCGGACTGGCTCTTTCCGCCTTTCTGCGACGCGATATGCATTGACTCCAGTTTATCGACCAGCACACGGCGAACAGCCTTTGATTCACGGGCGGCGACACGTAATGCCTGCTTGATCTCCATTTCGATAATTTCAATGGACGCGCCGTTTTTTTGACCTACAAAAATTTTGTAGGTCTCGCCATCTAATTCATCTTTTACCCGTTCAATCAATACGTTATTGCGGATTTGATTTTCACCGCACGACTTACGAGCCATGTTAATCATGGAAAGCAGCTTTTGCGTATCGATTACTTTGTTCGTGACAGCGCCAAAGCTATTTGATAAAGTCAATTCGTTCATACAACTTCTCCATCATGGTTAAGTTTGGGAATTGCCAACAGTTCGCACCTGTTGGCTTTTCTGTTTTTAATGTCTGTCAATGTGTTAACCTCGCTTTTGAATGCCACTCCATGTGTGTCAAAGAACTAAACAACGGGCCTTGCACGTCCTTTAAGCGCCCTGTCATTTCAGAATCAACCTCCATATTCAGTCTGCGCAACGATGGCGATAACATGCCGCCCCATATTTCGTTAATGCGCTTGATGTGTTTATAGGCTGTGGTGAGGTTCCGTAACAGAAGATGCTCATCCAGCCCGTTAACTGCCACTTCACGATCCAGAATATCCAGCGCCCACTTACGGAATTGTTTAGCGACCGGCGTTGATGCGAACATCGCAATCAGATGTGCACCACGCAGTGAGAAAAGGCGGACAACCATATCGACTGTACCGGTTTTTCTAACGACACTCATTTTGAGGGTCGTTGTCATTGCGTTGGTAAACTCATCAGCATTGCGAGAATAAAGCTGGCTGATCGCATCAGTTTTCTTATACCCAATGGCCTTCGCCAATTCCGCAGAAGTCAGCCACACCTGACCATTTTCAGTAACCGGGTTAAACGTGAAGTTCTGGAAAGTTAAGTCTGTTTTCGCTACACTGTTCATGTCATTTATTCCTTTCGATGGGTGTATTTGGCAACTGGCCTCAGTTGTTCGTGCAACTGGGGCTTTCTTTTTAACCACGCATCCGATTTTCATCATTCAAGCTCCGCACCAGACGTTGAATAATCGCTGAATTAAGCGATAGCCCCTCTTCCTTTGCCTGTTGCTCAAGGCGCTCTTTTACGCGCTTTGGAAGTCTTAAGTTATATTTTTCTGTTGCTCGTTGGGTATAAAGTGTATCCATTTATATATCTCCTTTATCATGCTTGGGATTAAATTAATACCATGGGATTAATTTAACACCATTGCATGTGGTGTCAAGTTAATCCTACAATGTTTTTTTATATACGCACACAGGTGATGGTGATGGCAAAATATCCAAGTCAACTACAGGATAAATTTAACTTAAGGCTTCCGGACGGAATGAAGGATGCTATTGCTGCGAGAGCTGAAAAAAATGGCAGGTCGATGAATTCCGAGATAGTGCAAATTCTTCAGGACGCACTGGATGGCTCATCTACTGATGTTGACATTGCCAATATTCATAAACTATCCCCATCGGAAATTGCATCACTTTTAAAAAAAATACAGGCAGATATCAATAAACTACAAGATAAGTGGGTGGCGGCATTCGCCATGCATGCCTTTAACGCGCCTGCCGACTCCATGGATAGTAACGATCAATAGACCGAGTCCACACAGACAAAAAATAAGCCCCTTCCGGGGCTTCATCACGCCGTCTTCCTGCTCACCAGCCGTCGCCTGCCATTAATCAGATCATCGTTACGGGCATCGTCGGCTTTGGTGATAGCCTCATACTCATCTTTCGTGAAGCCTTTCTCATCCGGATATTTCGCTTTCAGCATCATTACGAACTCGGTCATTGTGAGTTGTTCCGCTTCACTGCGGGTGATGTTGAAATGCACACGGGCGGCGCTGATGTAATCGACTGCGTGGAACTCGTCGGAGTATTCGTCTTTACCTTCGTTGCGCTGAAGTTTGCGCACCTTGGCCTTACCGATAATGCCGTGGGTCATCAGCTCGCGTGCCAGCAGGATGATATCGCGATAATGCATAGCGCCCTGCCGGTACACCATGCCGGATTTACCTGGTCGCCATTCACCGATAACCTCAGAACAGTCATCGTCACAACATGCCTGCATCACGTCCATTGCTGTCGATAAAATGCTGCGCCCGTAAACCGGTTTATTTAACAGTGCAATCAGCCATTCAGGAACCACTCCGTAAGCGTCTACAGCAGACGCTATAATTTGTTGTACCTCTGCGCCATTTAATCGCGTAAACGCACTCACAATCTCTTTAGGCTCACCGATTCGCGTCATGGCATCCAGCGACGGGCGGAACAGGTAATCATTTTCGGCAGTGGATATCACCATCTCGCCGTATTCTAAACGCGGTGTCATATATCCTCCTGAACATTATCAAGGGCACCCGGAGATGCCCTTTGTAATATTTAGGCCGCAGTGACTGTAACGACACATTTCGCCGTCTTACTGCCATCTTCCGATGTGACTGTAATATTCGCGGTACCGGCGGCGACACCGGTTACAGTGACAACATTCAGCAGCTTACTGACGGTAGCGAAGTTAGGCTTATCGCTGACCACTTCGTAATTTTTGTTTGTCGCATCAACCGGAGTAAATCCGACAGTGAACGAGGCAGTTTCACCAGCCTTCACTGTCAGTGTCGCAGGGTTGGCGGTGATGCTCTGCACCACGATTTCTTCCTGCAACCACTCAAAGCTGTCAGCGTCTGCGACTTTCAGCTCACCGGAATACGTGGCGATCTCTTTGGTCGGGAACTCCATCGACCATGATGTGAAGTTCATATACCCCTGAATCACATCACTACCATCGCCTTTCATGTCGAGCTGCACCCAATATGACGGCTGACGACTGGCCTTGACTTCAGCAAGGATTTCTTTGGCAATATCAAAAGCAGACGTGGAGCCATCAGCACCTTTGCGCTTCAGCTCACCATCAAACTTAATGGTTAAATCCAGACCGGTCACAATGGCCTCGGTCAACCCTTTTGTGTCGTCTGCTTTGGAAGTAACCGTTTCAGTACCGTAATCCAGCCCTTTACTGGTCAGTGCGCCGAGACGCAGAAACGCTGACTGTTCAGGAACCGTACCCGGGCAACCGGGCGCGATGCGGAGAATTCCCGCATTACCCATCACCAGGCCTTTATCATCAGGGCATTGTGCCATGTTGTAACCTCTTTATTTGCAAATAAAAAAGGCCGCATAAGCGACCTGTTTGAAGTATGTTTGTTCAGGATGTGCAGCGGAAAGCCAATTGTATGATGAACCGGCCTTCTTCTGTCGGTACCGGCTTAGGCATGCCGCCAAGGTTGTAAACTGAGTTGAGTTCGCAGTCGTCCGGAAACTCGGCCACAAAACTGAGAATGTCTTTCGCCCTGGTTAATACCGGCTCCGGATCATTCTGTGCGGACACCAGAATCAGCATCACATTGTCATCTGCACCAAGGTCAGCAAATCTTCCGCTGCCGCCATCAGGCTGAATAACGGCATATTGCTGTGTGCGTGACTCCGGCTCTTCTGTCCACGTCAGGTACTGAACAGTGAAGTCATCCAGCAGCCCGACGCGGTTCAGATAACGCTCAAACGCTTCGTGTATCATATGCGCATCTCCTGATGCATGGCCGCTTCAATCTCATCGCGACTCTCTTCAAATCCCAGTGTAAGGAACTCTTTTCGCGCAGTGGCGCGCCGGAATGTCTGCTTAACTTTCGGGTCATGTACAAATACCGCGTAGTTGGCAGAATACCCGACACGACCGGTAACACGGGTGTCGTTCACTGTGATTTCACGGAATTGAGAGTTGATAAGCGTTGATGTGTCGATAGGCGTAAACAGCGTGGCCTGAGCACCACCAATCAGCATTGCCGCCTGTATTGCGCGGGTAACTTTTCGACCGGTGATATTGCCGACCAGTGCATTGAGATTGGCACTGGCCTCTGCGATACCTCTGATTTTCGCCGCCATATCACACCGCCGTTATCAGGGTGTAGTCGTCCGCTATGTGCTCGAATACATCCTCATCACGTTTGATGAATTTGATTTCATCAGCACCAGCAGATACCGGATCACCTGAGTGCTTTCCGATAGCGATAAAATCACCTTTCTTCGCATCAGCGTACTCAGTCCAGAACACCAGTTTGATAGTGATTTCAGAGCCGATATCAATCTTTCCGCCCTTAAGCTCGCTACCATAGCCACACAGAAAATAGACCGGTTCCGAAAATTCGGGCTTACCGTATATGTCCTTTCCGGCAAGCCGCCACAACGTAGCCCATGAGGTATACGCCCAATTAGCAACTGAACTCATTGATACCCCCCGACCACACCGAAGAAGCCGACCGTTTTACTCGACAGTGGCAAATCAGAAAGACATCCGGCACTGTCCCATGCGCGGATCTGGTTCAGCAGATAATCAGTACCGGCAGAATCGTACGCGAAAGAACGAGACGCCCCGTTAGGAGCGCTCTGTGATGATATCTTTCGTGCGCCAGACAATGAGGACAGCCGCACAACGGTGTAAATCAGCAGCAGTTTCTGCGTGGTTTCGTCGTAGTTGGCTTCGAGACATCCGGACTTTGCATTAACCTGACTCAGTAACAGCGACAGCACAGAATCAGGCAATGTAAACCCGAGTTCCGCAATCATCGGCTTTACGTCATCAAGAGTTATCTGCATTATTTTTTACCGTTAGGTTTTGCCTTTGGCTGTTCAGGCTGTTCAGGCTGTTCAGGCTGTTCAGGCTGTTCAGGCTGTTCAGGCTGTTCAGAATCATCGTTACCAAGCGATGCAACTTCAATATCACCCGATGCGATAATCTCAACCAGACCGGCCTTTTCCCATTCTTTCGCGCTTTCATCTGACATTGTCAGTTGGCTACCGGCTTCCACAGGCTGGAAACCGGCACCGGCGAAGAAGTTATTTGAAACTACTTTTACCAGTGCCATAAATCCCCCTTATGCGCCTTTCGCGTGAACGACTGAGAAGTGACCGCTGATGTCCTGCTTAACCATCAGACCGGCAGCGCCCCATGTGCGCCATACGTAATCAGAGTTATAGAACTGGCGCGGGTCTGCGACAGTACCAAACGCCTGACCGACAATCGGAGCGATAACACCGGCACCCAGTGGCACGATCAGCATTTCATTGTCTTTCAGCTCGCAATCTTCTTTGATGTCTTTGATGCCGGTGATTTTCTTCACCTCTTCCAGAATGGTGCGGGTCTGGTTCACATCGAAATACACGCTTTCCCAATTTGACAGGATTTCACCTGACACATACCAGGTCTGCTCACCGTATTGTTTGTTTTTCAGTTTCAGCACATCACGCAGTTTGATGATTTCTGCGCGGATCACCTTGCCGTCCTGCTCGGTGGCAAAGTTAACAGTCAGTGTCACCTGCGCAACGCGCTCATCAGCACGGAAGCCCTTCCATGATTTGCCATCAAACTTGATGAAATTACCTTCGGAATCACGGAACCCGTTCCAGATAAAGTCAACGTATTTGCGGCGGACAGTATCAACAGAATCAGACTGTGCATCGGACAAAGAGGCCAGCGCGGAACCTTTCGCGAAGATCGGGTCACGGAAGCCAAACTTAAAGCCGGTATCGTGAATCGGCACCATCGTACCGTCAAAGGTGAATGCACCGGCATCAAGCAACGCACCAATCTGGCCGGACATTGACGTATGAGCCACGCCACCACTGCCTTTACGGGCATATTCATACACGGATTCTTCCAGACGCACGGAGCGGGAAAGCCCCATCAGGTCATTCAGCAGGGTAAACTCGGTATTCGGCTGAAACTCGGACAGAACAGTCTGGTCATATGCTTTATACAGGCGGCGGATATCATCAACTGCGTTAGCGGCATCAACTCTGATTGCGCCGTTACCGCGTGAATTGGCACGGATAATGAACTCAGCAACAGCCTGTGAGGATGCGTCACGGGCAATCTGCAATTCTCCAAACTGCGCCATATTTGCTTCAAGGTTGCCGGTTTCGGTTGCCTTTGCTTTTGAATAATAAAACATTCAGTTCTCCTTACTTGAACACAACGCGAACCAGCTCACCCGCCTTAGCGGTCAGTGCTGAATCTTCTTCGACATAGGCGAATACAACTTCACCTTCCGCAGCGGTGGCCGCTGTGACCTGGCCGTTGGCTACAATCACCGGCTGGCCTTTTTTATACGTACCGGCAGCGGCGCGGACGTTCAGGAATAATCCCTGCAATGGCTGGATTGCCACCACCCAATCACCGGCCTTCAGGTCGTCATCTACGCCTTTGCAGCGCAGATAATCCATGTTTGCCACGTACAGGATCGCCGACTCTTTACCATCTACTGAGGCTTTGAACTTGCCGCCATCGAAAAAGCCTACCGTGCCGGGCTTAATGTCTGCTAATGCCTCGCCTTCACGATTTAACAGCGGGTTAGGAAAGATACCGCCAGCATGAATCACACGTTTTGTTTTGTTCGCCATTTCGTTTTACTCCGGCATTTCTGATACTGAGGTGGAAGAGTTATGCTGAGAATGGAACGAGCCATTCAGCCCCTGAACCGATGCACACTGTGCGTACAGTTCTTTCAGCAGATCACCGTCCAGCGCATTCACAGCTGTTTCTGAGAAGCCAAACTTGGATTTCACTGCTTCACGCATAGCTGATTTTTCTTTGTCCGCGTTTGCGTTTAACTGCTCCTTAAGTGGGGCGACGGCAGCGTTTACCGCAGCGGTGATCATGGCCTGCATATCGCCGTTAGTTGCTTTGTCTTTTGCAGCCTTTTCTTCCTGCTCTTTTTCCTCACGCGCCGCTTTCTCTTCCGGCGTTTCTTCGCCGTTGGATTCATTGGCGATCATCTGGTTGTACGCATCCATCAGCTCAGCATCGGATTTTCCGTCTGTGTCGATGCCTTTTGCCTTCAGCGCGTTTGTGATGAGTTGTTTCATCGGGTCGTTTTCCTTATTGGTTTTTACTTCGTACTCTGTTGGCTTGCGCACAACTTCAATGGGCTCACCGACAAGATCAGCTTCGCCGTTGTCGTCAATGAGGTATTTTTGCTGGTAGGTTTTACCGGATTTGTAGTAGATGAATTTGTCAGGCCAGACCATTTCCGGGTAAGGCCAGTCGTCACCTGATGATTGCTCTCTCAGGGCATCGCGCAGTGCTTTATAGATATCCTCGAAAGAGAAGCTTGAGCCGTTGGTGAAGAAGAATTTTACCTTGCTGACAATGCCTTCTTTCATGCAGTTCGCCGCATCAACCAGGCTGACATTTTCGATATCGCATTTCTGCCCGTCAGAGTTGACGAACATCCCGACACCCTCCTCCGGCGTGGCTGCTCCCGGCTCACTCGCCGGAAGAATGGCGATGTGGTCAAAGTGCATGTTTCTGGCGACCCATGTATAAGGTTTACCCTTCGACTTTCCTTTGTTCTGCTCGCGCTGCAGCAATAATCCGGTGGAGACGTGGATCGGGTCCGTGCTGTTACCGGCAATGATGTCATCAACACGGGAAAGGAACTCTTTGCCTTTCTCAGTGGCGTCAGCAAACCGGCGGTTGACCTTCACGTCCATGACGACTCTTTCACCATCTTTGCGGACATTCTCAGCCCATGCGCCGATGTGAAACTGGTTTACTGCTCTCGGCGTGTCAGCCGATACGTAATCTGTGCCGATTTTTGGGTGTCCATACGGGCACTGTTTCCCCTCCATCGACTTAAAGCTTTTGTTAATTTCGCTGGCCGGATATAGCCCACCGTTCATCACAACGTCATCAACAACAGGCACAACGCCGCGAATGACGATATGCTCGTCACCGTCGATGGTTTCAGTTGAGATATTGGAGGAGTTGATAGCCAGCGATTTAACATGAATACCCGAAAGCTTCATGTGGTGGCCTCTTTGGTTATTAATCTTCTTCTGCTGACCAGGCTTTCCGCTCTGCTGTCAGCCGGTCAATAATGCCTTTGTTGTAAATCGTCCCGTCGTCATTCAGTAATACCGGCTGTGTCGCGCAGTAGCAGTTAAACCTGTTGCCGCCGTCGGCATAGAATGCTTCGACTTCTTCGACAGTGAACACCTTGCCGTGTCGTGCAGCATGCCAGCTGCGTGTAGTCGGTTTCAGCGCAGATAGCCACAGCAGGCCGGTACGCAAACCGAGTCGCTCACTCGCCCACGTGGTTTCATTCCAGTTTGCACGGCGTAACGCGCCCACCTGTTCTGTCTGAGCTATGCGCTTTGCGTTGCTCATTGAGACATCCAGCCGCTGACTCACGATTCTGGCCGTTTCTCTCGGATTAACACCCCTGGCTATCGATGTGCCTATGATGTTCGACAGGTCGGCGCGGGCGGCATCAGAAATGCCTTTCCAGTCGCTGAACGTTGAGATAAACGCTGCGGCTATCTGGTTCTGGTATGCAGGCTGCGACATCAGGTAAGTGAGCGTGGTCTGTGATGCATACACCTCTGACTGTAGTGACAGATTGGTATACGCATTCAGTGTGCCACGGTCATACTCCGCTGCGACATGGCTGAACGCCCACAGGTTTTCATTTCCGCCCTCAAGCAGGTACTCATCCAGAATAGATTGCAGCCGTTCAAGGAACAGCGCGTACTCATCAGGCCGCTCAACCATGTCATACGAATAAACACCAGCGTTAACCCTGATAAGCGAACCTAGCTCGTTCTGTGCGTTTTTAGCGAGGATATAGCTGTAGAGTGAGTTCTGATTTCGTTCTCTGCCGGTGAATGACAAGTCGAACAGTTGGCGGAGTGCTTTTTTCAGTCCGTGATACCGGTTTTCAATATCGCGATACATCTTTCTGACTGGCTTTCCTGACTGTGTCGGGTCCGCCTTATTTCTCGGTATTATCGGCGACCCTGTTCTCTGGTTCTTTATCATCAGTTAACGGGTCTCCTTTGGGTCCGGTTTCCGGTGGTTCGGTATTCTCAAACTCGGTCAGGGTCGGATACTCACCCAGCGCCCTGATTTCGTTCTCCTGGAATACCGAATGACCGAATGCCTGTTGCGTTTTAACGGCGATATCGGCGGCCTTGTTCATAGAGTCGATTTTCTCAGCCTTACTCGGTGCCAGTAAATCAGACCAACTGACGGTGATTTCCTCTCTTGGTTCAATGACACCAAGCGACCAGAATCGTGATACCACGGACTCAATCACTGATTTCAGAAATCCTGTACGCCGCGACATGCACGTTTTCGCCCAATCCTTCATGTCCTCTGTTGATGCCCGTTCACCGGTAATCTGACCAATCAGCACCTTAACCGGCATATTGATTGAGGCGGCGAATTCAGCCAGTGCGGTACGCCATGTCGGTTCAGGGTCAGCCGGTGCAACGGAAAGCACACTTGCCGTTCCTTCCTGCATCATCACTGACGCGTCAATGCTCTCGTTTAGTCTGCGAACCTGCTCATCAAGCGCATCTGCCAGGCCGTCCATATTGGTGCCTAATGCCTCCGCCAGGCGCTGGAAGTCGGTTTCTTTGCTGAACGCATAGTTGAGCTGACGACTGGCGTTTTTCAGGAATCCTTCAGCACTGCCGCCCGATACCTTTTCAGCATCAATGAGCTTGTTGTAGCCTTTCCGCAGTAGTGGGGTTCCAGATGTTAACTTTCCGTCCGCCGCCCCTTCAGCAAGAATGATTACGCGATCAGGGTGAATATCAATAATCCGCCCTGGAGAGCCATCTGATTCCTTACCAACATGCAATTCCGTGAATGAATACAGTGCCGGATAGCCGTAATCTTCACTGAGCTGGTCTTCATTCCATCGCTTCACATCAAGCTGCTCTTCCCACGCGGGGATCATGCGAATAATGGCTTTATCTTTCAGGCGGGAAACCACGGACCTGTCTACCGGTTCATCCCATTTGCGACCATCACGCAACTGAATAATCAGACCTGAATACCGGCCAACAAGATTGCGCTTGTCGGCCTCTTTGATCTGCTCCCAGTGTGATTTAAGCAGCTTGTTCAGCTTGTTATCCCAGTCAGTAGAACCGTCCTGGTCTGCTTCTTCGTCACCTTCGAATATTTCAGGAACATCAATCCAACAGCCGGAGATATACCGGTCCACCGCTGCACCGCCCAAAGCGTTACGGTCATAGGCGTTGTAAAAGTCATTAAACGTCAGCACTTCCGGATAACCAAACTCACGCCAGATGCGCGGACGCTTTGTGTTTCCGGTTCCGATGCCGCCGGTTGCGTATGTCATTCTGGCTCTTGATACCGCGCTGATAGCGTTATTCACCGCCAATGACAGCCTGTCTCTGTTTACTTCCATTGTTGCCCTCATTAACGTTTACGAACCAGCATGCCAGTATTTCTGATGGCTATCGGGAACTGCTTCACTATGTAATAACCGCCTGCATCGTTGGGGTGATCGTTATCAGCAGATTTATCAGGCTCTCCATTCGGAGCCCATACCTGTTGCTCAAGAGACTCTGTGTAGACCGGACAACGTTTAACATTCACCTTGTACCGCCGGTCGCCATTTGCATTACAGAACATGGCATTCATTGAGTTAATTCTGTCTTTAACCGGTGGGTTTGACGCATTGACGACCACGTTAAATCCGGCTTGCCGAAGCTGTGCCAGATCTGTTGCACTGGCGTTATTGGATTTTCTGGATTCCCCGGACGCATCAGGGTAGATGTAAATTTCACGTACCTTTTGATAATCACCATCTGCATACAGCCAGAACCGCTCTTTGATAATGCGGATCATATCCGGCGTATCGTAGGCGTTGATGATTTCTGTTACTGCGTGAGGCAATCCAAGGCGCAGTACATGAACCACACCTGCCATTTTGCCAACGTTAAAGTCCATTCCGATATACAGCGGTTCGCCTGGCTGCTCTTCTTCCTCGCTGTTATTCAGCTTGCGGTCAAAGGTGTGATAGATGGTGCCGCTGGTCAGGTTTGTGAATTGTCCGCGCAGATATGCTTTGATTAACTCAGGCGGATAAGAGTCCATCAGTGACGGAATGTAATCCGCCGGCAGATTCTTTTCATTGTCGAACGTTGAAGCCTGCACCAGACCGTACAGTGTTGTCAGTTCCGGTTTATCGCGCACCGCTTTCACGAACTGCTGATAAACGAACTTAAACCCTTCCGGCGTGGTGGTGACATCAATGCCGTTGCGCAGTCCGTCAACCTTATAGCGCATACGGGCAATGATTTTACGCCATGCTTTTTGCGCCTTATCCGCTTTCATGACATCAAGCTCATCAATCAGCGCGTTACCAATCTTGAATCCGACTATTGTTTCCGGCTTCTCCATCGATCGGCAGATTGTTGTGCCGCGATAACGCTTACCTTCGTAAAAGTGAACCTCTTTATTGCTTTCGTTCACCTTTACTTTCAGGCCCCAATCGAAAGCGACTTCTTCGACCGTGGGATAGAAAATGTCTCTGATCTGCGGATATGTTGGCGCGAAGTACCCCTGGTTAATTCTCGGATGCTCCCACATGCCTTTGCAGATGCCGCCGCACCCAACCCACGTCTTCCCTGAGCCGAACCCGGCAACATATGCCCTGAATTTATTCGGCATAGCCAGAAATCGTGACTGTGGGATATTAAGGGTCGGCGCTATCATCTTCTCTGACCCTCGCGTCTACCACGTTGATGTTTATTGCAACCGGTGTCGGTGTATCGTTCTCATCATCCTCCGCCAGCTCGCGGCCGAGCTTGTCCGATTCAAGATTAACCTTGTTCGTTGCTGCTTTGCGGTAATTAGTATCTGCGATAATTTTAAGCAGGCTTTCTTTATCCAGACCAAGTGTTGATATAGTCCGCTCCAGCGACTCTATCCGGGCGATATTCCGGTCTAATGCCTGCTCGGTATTGACCAGCTGCCGCGCTATTTCGCTGCGCACTTCGACATCTTCCGCCGACTCAAAATTAGTGCGCAATTTGCCAAGAACTTTTGTTACTGAAAGCGTCCTCGCGCGGATAAAAAGCAATTCCTGGATTAAATCCAGCCCAGCGGCATCCTCAAATAACTCGTCAGAGTCAGGCATGTACTTTGAATACCCTGAGTGCTTAACTGCGGCTCTGTTACCGGGCGCAAACGGAGGATGATTTGTTACTTTGCGCTTTTGCGCATTGCGCACTGGTCGGGTTTCGGTTTGCGCACTTTGCGCACCTTTCTGCGCAGTTGGTTTTTTGATATGCCTGCGAGCGGTTGCGTAATTCAACTCCTGAGACTCACACCACTCTTTCGGTGATATCCCTGTAGCGGCATGGTCAGACAGGAACTGTTTTTGTAGCTCGCTCCAGTCCGGCCTAGCCATAATTATTCCTTACCCTTTTCCTCAACCACCGGAATGTATCTGATGTCGCTGATTTCATCCGGTGCGATATATGTCCATGAGCCATCCAGACCAGAAATACCAATCAGTCCGTTAGTAATGCGCGGCTCTTTCGTCGTCATCAATCCGTGATATGTCGTGCCGTCCTTTTTGGTTGCTGTGACTTCGTATTTTTCAGTCATGTCCACCTCAGTTGATTGATGTTCACCATTTCTTCCACCACGGCAGGTGTCGCCGCATATGAGGGTGTCTTTATCCCGGTGTTACCGATTATTCTGGATATCCACACGCTAGCTGTGAGGAGTGGCACAGGTCGTGGCTAATGTGGCAGAGGAGATCGGCGGCTCGGAGGTAATAAAAAAGACCGCAGGGCGGTCTATTTGGATTTAGCGATGTCTTTTTCAATCTCGTTCTTAATGCCTGCTTTGCACATCGCGCCAATCGCGAAGGTGGTAGCCAGAACAAACCATCCGGAGTATGCACAGAAAGCTACAAACACCGCATCAGTAAGTACGTCATAGCTTCGCCACAGCAGAGATTGATGCGTGTAGGTTTCAGCTATCTTATCCTTACCAATAACGCCAACCAGAACATTCATAACTGCAAACAGCCACCCGGCGAAATACCCGACATTAATCAGTCCGCCCATATTCATGGTGATGCCAAAATAAAAAGACCCCGCGATTGCGAGGTCGAATGTAATAGCCAGTAATCGTTTCATTGGTGCGCCTCCATCAGCGAAACCATATCCGGGTCCATCTGCGCAATGATATTTGCCCTGGTGTCTGTCAGTGACTTTTTACGACCACCGACACCCCAGCTATTCATTCTGCGGGCACAGTGGCTAATCTCCTGCTTTTCAGTGGCAATCAGCAGGTCAAGACGGTTAAGCATGGTCATGTTCGACAGGCCGTTAAGTGTCGCTTCGCGGAATGTCTCATACACACTGATTTCAAACTCAGGCTTAATCCATGCTGCATAGCGTATCGCCAATAATTCAGCAGCCCATACACCTTGCTCATTACCGCCGTTAACTACCTTAAGTGATTGATTTTCTTTCAGAGGACTTTTTTGTCCTCTGGCATCGAGAGCAGAAACAAAGCGCTTAACTCCGGCGCTCCGGATAAACTTACTTGGCCTTTGTGACTCATTTGCCTCGCCTTTGAGAACCGCCGCAGCGTGTAAATCATTCAGGCTGTAACGCCCTTCGCTATCAACACGAACGGACACGCCGTTAACAATAACTTTTGGATATTGCATGGTGTAAATCCTTATAGAAAACGAACCTGTTCGTACAGAAAAACCGCCCACAGAAACACCATTTAACGGAATTTCTCAGGATCGTTTTCTGTAAGGTTCTGTGTATATTTAGATGCGCGTACGAATGCGCCGGTGAAATGCGTAGAGTCGCAACCTTCGCCACGTTACCTACGTTGCTGGGTCACTGCCGGCCTGTTCCAGGTGGTCAAGATGTGGATCATCCTCCTATCAGAGAAGAGCTATCTAACCTTGTTGGGGTTATTCGTAAAAAGCCACGCTATTTAGCGAGGCGTTGTTATTTAATCTGACCGGTGAGCTTTATCGCCCAATAGTCATATGGGGTCAGGCTGTGTATGGCATCCGCCAAATCAAGCAGCCAGTCAGGCCACCAGTTACGAACGGCAACACGACACTCGCCCTTATGGTCACCAACATAAATTGGCACAATCCCCATAAACAGGCCGTAGTGGTCATAATCCTGTTTTATCTGTTCTTTTGTCAGACGGTTGAATATCGCCATTATCTTAAACACTCCGTTCTGATGTAGTCCTGCAGATACAGGGTCTGCTTTTCGTTCTCAGCCATCATTTCTCTGAGACGCCAATAATCCTGTTCAGTTGCTTCACTAAGTCGTGGGGCGGCTTCATTGCTTCCGCTTTCGGCGGTATC